ACAATTCCAGCGACCACGGCAGCGACACAAAGACCATCTTGCAGCCGCCGTGCTGAAGGTTCAGACCGTGACCGGCAGACTTAGGATGCACCGCCAGCAGTTCAATCTCGCCAGCGTTCCAGCGCTCTATGGCGCGGTCATCGTCCAGCGTCACAAGGTTGGCGTACCGGCGGTGCAGTTCCATCAACTCTTCTTGGTATTGGTAGACAAGAATCGTGTTGGCGTGTTGGTTCTCGGATAGCAGATCGTCAAGCGCGTCGAATTTGTGTTTAGAAAACCAGATCGGCGTCTGTTTGGTGATGAACTTACCCGGCACAACACGGTCGGGCGTATGTGAGGTGTCGTACACAAATCCAGACGCCATCTGTTGCAACTTGCCCGTTACCACGCCAGCGTTCATGGCGATGATGTTGGCGCTGTCGTACTCCAACACAAACTCTTTTTTGAGTTTGTTGTAGTGCTCCATCTCCATCTGACAGTTCACGTGGACCGTATGAACGGGCGGCAGCTTGTCTTTGTATTCGCCCGGGTCCAGCACAAAGGTGGCCGGTTGAATCTTCTCCATGACTTGCTTCAGACTACCGGCGCGCGGAACCCACTGGCCGAACTCGGGGTTGAGCAGGATAAAATACTGCTGCATAAACGCGCCCTTGGAACGTCCGAGCAGCGTCTGGTCAACAATTTTGCATTGGCCGAACACATCTTCTAAGCCGTTGCTAGTAAACGATCCGGTCAGACCCCAACGGATCGGGACGTTCTTTATCAGGTTTTCCAACGCCTTGAACCGCGCGCCGCTGGGGTTTTTAAGCCGCGTCAGTTCGTCGAAGATGATGCAGTCAAAGTCCAGGCTGGCGATGGTCTGGATGTTGTCGTAGTTAGTTACGATCACTTGCGCGCCGGAGTCAAACGCTTTCTGGCGCTGCTTAGGCGTACCAACGGCGACGGCGACGGTCAAGTCGGGCGCCCATTTCTTAGCCTCGACCGGCCAGACGCTAGTGGCGACGCGTTTGGGCGCAACGACCAGCGCGTTGCGTTTGAATTTCAAAAGTCCCGACAGCGCGGTTAACGTAATTGCCGTTTTGCCAGCACCTACGGGCGCCAAGATCATCGCCCGGTCGCGTTCGTAGAGGAAGTCGGCGGCTATTTCTTGGTAAGGTCTAAGGACCATTGCTCTATTCCCTGTATGTTCCATATGACTGTGTAGTTTTGGTTTAGCTGGCGCATGGTTGCGCCAAAGAGTTCTTGTAGTTTGCTGAGCCGTCCTCCTTTGGTTTTGAGTTCTACGAACCACACCGACCCGTCCGGCAGGCAAGCCACACGGTCGGCCACGCCACGGTTGCCGGGGCTGGTGAACTTGTACGTCTTGCCGCCCATCGTTTCGACGGCCCAGACGAAGTGGCGTTCGATCTCGCTTTCTTTCATGCCGCCATCCTACACTGCAAAAAAGTTGTTGACAAGGGGTTTCTGTGTGGGTACAGTGGTGACTCCATCAACTGAGGTACTCTCAAATGAAAATTACCCTAGACCGTGAAGAAGTGCAGCGCATCCTAGTCGAATACCTGAACAGCCTGATGCCCAACGGCAACTTCAACGCCTGCGAACTCAAGTGCAGTTCGTACTCCTACTTCCAAAGCGCCGACATCTTCCGCGAGGACAAGCCAGAATGAACTCCAAAGAATATGAAGCCTGCGAAGTCCAGCCGATCTTCTACATCGGCAACTTTATGTTCGTGCCGCACTACACCAAACGCCATCATTGGGTGGCGATTGGCGGCGTGACGCTCACGACCAACCAACTGATCGACCGTGGCGCCAAAGTCAGCATCTCGGCCCTTTGGCAGCGCGGTTGGGTCAAAACCCTGATGGGGCGCAACAACCCGACGATGATGTCGCAGGACGCGCTCAGACACCTGATCGAAAGGAAAGCAAATGCAATTTAATCGCCCCCTCATGTCTAGGCTTGACTATCTGGCGTCCATGGCGATGCAAGGTTTGTTAGCTAACAAAGAACACGCAGAATGGAGTGTTATGGACATAGCTGAAGCTGCTTACGCGATGGCCGAAGCAATGCTTAAAGAAAGGCAAAAATATGCACTCTAATATCGTAGGCGGCTCGACCGCCAAACGGGTCATCAACTGCCCAGGCTCGGTCGGCTTGGTGCAGAAGATGCCCCCGCGGTTGGGCGGTAAAGATGCTGACGCGGGCACGTTGTGCCACAACGCGATGGCTGCGCTTCTTGAAGATCCGTCGCTTGAAATTAAGCAAGTGCTAGGGATGAAGTACAACGATCAGACCATGACTGAAGACCTGATCGACGAGAAGATCATCCCGGCGATGGCGGCGCTTAACGACATCGACCCCAACGGCGACATGCAGTACCGCGTCGAAAGTCATGTCAACTTCGGCACTTTGCTGCCCGGAGTTTTCGGGTCTGCTGACCTGATCGGCAGGATCAAAGACCGCGCCGTTGTGCTCGACTGGAAGTTTGGCCGCAACGAAGTAGACGTCGAAGAAAACGAACAGTTGCTCTTCTACGCCGCTGCTGCTATGCGAACCAAAGGGCTGGAATGGGCGTTTAAGGATGTCCAAGAAATTGAATGCGTCATTGTTCAGCCGCCAGCAGTCAAGCGGTGGACGACCACGGTCGCGCGCGTTAAGCAGTTTGAGCGTGATTTGGTCGCGGCGGTTACAACGTCGGCGCATTCATACGCGCCGCTGAACGTTGGCGAGCATTGCCGCTACTGTCCAGCCAAACCGATCTGCCCGCAGATGACCGGCGCGGCAGAGCGGGCGCTGCGGATGCAGATCAAGGACTTGGACCCCGCGAAGATCGGCGAGTATCTAGCGACCGCCGACCTGATCGAACGTTGGGTGACAGACCTGCGCGATCTCGCGCACCAGATCCTTGAGGCTGGCGAGTCGGTGCCGGGCTACAAGTTGGTCCCCAAACGCCCGACGCGCCAGTGGGTCAACGAAGAAACAGCGCAGCAGGTGCTGATCGACGCGGGCATCTCAGAAAACGATCTGTTCGATACGGTCATGCTGTCGCCCGCAAAGGTTGAAAAACTTTTAAAAGCGCGTAAACTGAGTCTCCCCGATGACATTGTAGTCGCGGTGTCGTCGGGAACCACAATCGCCCCGGAGAGTGATCCCCGGCCAGCGACTGTGTTCCTCCCCGAGCAGATGAAATCTGCTCTTCTTAAACTAAGGTAAGTCATGTCTAATTTAGTAGCGTTCAATAAAGCTGGTCTTCCCGCTCTTGCAGCAATCGCAACGGCTATCAAAACCGTTGCAGCCCCCGCCGCCGCTGGTGGTTCGGTCATCCTGAAAATGGACAAGACCGGCCACTGGGTCTACGGTGCTGATCAGACTGAAGTTGAGCCTGATAGCAAGTGGGCAATAAACCCTTTCTCCTTTGTGCATGGCGTGATCGCATGGGGTGACGGGGTTGTGTTAGGCGAAAAGATGGTTGCACTCACTGACCCGTTGCCAGAAATGGACGACGCGCCTCCTAACGCCGCGCGTGGGTGGGAGAAGCAGGTCGGGTTTAGCTTGAAGTGTCTGACTGGTGAAGACAAGGGCCTAGAAGCCCGCTATACGGCGACTTCGGTCGGCGGCAAGCGGTCCTTTGAAGCCCTAGCGTCTGCGTTTGCCAATCAGGTGAGCCAAGACGAAAGCAAGCCGGTGCCGGTCGTGCTGCTCAAGAAAGAGCACTATCAGCACAAGTCGTATGGCCGTATCTACACTCCCATTTTTGAGATTGTAGAGTTCGTGTCGATGGACGGCCCATCGGAAGAGGAAGAGGAAGCCCCCGCGCCGACGCGTCGCCGTCGTGCAGGGTAAGTGATCCTTTGGGTTGACTTCGAGACCCGTAGCCCCTGCGACCTGAAGGTCGCGGGGGTTTACAATTACGCGCAGGACTTAAAGACGGAAGTCATCTGTATGTCCTACGCATTCGGTGACGCTGATGTCCAGACATGGACGCCCGATCAGCCGTTTCCCGACTCAGTTAAAAACCACAAAGGCCAGATTCGCGCGCATAACGCCGCGTTTGAGCGCCTGATCTTCTGGTATGTGCTTCAGATCAACTTCGATCTTGAGCAGTTTTATTGCACCGCAACACAAGCCCGCGCCAATTGCGCGCCGGGTTCGCTTGAGGACGTCGGTCGCTTCGCTGGTGCTGATATGAAGAAAGACCGCCGAGGCGATTACCTCGTGCGGCAGTGCTGCGTGCCGCCCTATAACGACAAGTTGATCCCAGAACTGATTGAGTATTGCGAGCAAGACGTGCGCGCTATGCGCGCCGTGAGCCTCGCTATGCGTCAGTTGTCCGACGATGAGTTGCTCGACTATCACGTCAACGAGCGCATCAACGACCGTGGCGTGAAGGTTGACATTGCACTATGCAAGGCCGCCATTCGCTACGCTGACGCGGAAGTCGAGGAAATTCAAGCGATTGTTTCCGAGATCACTGGCGGGCTGGCCGTGCGCTCCCCACGGATGCGCGAGTGGGTGTTGGCGCGTGTCACGGACGAACAGAAGAAGTTGATGTGGGTTGGCGAGCGCTATAGCATCGACAAGGCCGTTCGCGCTAATCTATTGGCGTGCGATGACCTAGACCCAGATGTGCGTGAAGTGGTGCAGTGCGCCGATGATCTTTGGGCGTCCAGCATCGCAAAGTTCAAACGCTTGCAGGAGTTGGCTGATGTTGAAGATGACCGCGTACGAGGCGCGTTTGTTTTTGCTGGAGGATCTGCGACTGGCAGAGCTTCAGCCTATGGAGCGCAGGTTCACAACTTCACCCGCAAGACCGCCAAAGATCCCGCTCAAGTCCGTGACGATATTGTCGCAGGGCGAGCAATTGTCCCTCTTCACGGCAGACGAGTTACAGATGTGCTCAAGGGGATGCTACGACCCGCACTGATTGGCAACTTCACCGTCGCGGATTGGTCGGCTATTGAGGCGCGCGTTAATCCATGGATGTCGGGCATGGGCGATGAGAAACTCAAGCAGTTCAGCCAGGACATCTACAAGATCAACGCCGCCGCTACGTTCGGATGCTCAGTCGATGATGTGACGGACGATCAGCGCCAGATCGGGAAGGTTCAGGAGTTATCGTGCGGCTATGCGGGCGGCGTGGGCGCGTTTGCTGCTATGGGCCGCGCCTATGGCATTCATCTATCCGAGTCGGATGCGCGGCGCATGGTTGACGCGTGGCGGCGCAACAATCAGTGGGCGGTGCGTTATTGGTCGGAATTAGAGCGGGCATACACATCAGCTATGCATACGCCTAACGCGGAGTTCAGCGCGGGGCGGGTGACTTATTTGTTCGACCGGCAGCATCTCTGGTACATTCTCCCTTCGGGCCGCGTTCTCTGCTACCCGTTTGCAAAGCTGGAAGAAGATGGCATTTCTTATTGTAAAGCCGCTTGGAAACCCGCCGCCGACGCCAAAGAATGGCCCCGCGCGCGCCTATGGAAAGGGCTGGCTTGCGAGAACATCACCCAAGCCGTTGCCAATGACGTGCTGCGCTACGCGCTAAGACAGCTAGATTCTGTCGTGCTTCACGTTCACGATGAAATCGTCCTAGAGGACGGAGACCCTGATCTATTACGGCAGGTGATGTGCGCGTCGCCGCCGTGGGCGCCGGATCTGCCCTTAAAGGCAGAAGTTAAGCAGATGACCCGCTACGGTAAGTAGCAAAAAAAAATCCCGCCGGCTAGGGCGGGATCAATCGAGGAGTAGAGCACATGGAACTGAATGATTATATCCTGAATCTTGCGCCGGAGGGTGAAGTTGTTTTATTCACCAAACAAGTCGAACGCGAGAACGGTTACGCCTATCCGGCGTTCCGTAAACCTCGTGGTGAGGGCGCTTGGTACGTCAACATCGGCAGCTTCATTGAAAGCCGGTTCGATGGCCAGCGTGTAAGCGCTGGTGCGGCGTTTTGTGAACGCGTTTGGTGCTTGGTACTGGATGACGTCGGCACTAAGTCAAAGACCCCGCCTATACGCCCGACGTGGGTTATCGAAACGTCGAAGGACAATTACCAGTGGGTTTACGTTTTTCGGTTAGACGATCAGCCTCATAAGTCCGTCTATAGCGCAGCGATCAAGGCCATAGCAGCAGCGGGTTATACAGATCCTGGCGCTATCAACCCAGTACGCAACATTCGCATCCCAGGTTCGATCAACCTAAAGCCTGGACGCGGTAAGTTTGCCGCGCGCTTAGTCGAGTTCAACCCATCGCGCGAGTTTTCGCTGGAAGAGATCTGTGGCGCCCTATCGGTCGTGCCGGGTGAAGCCGAAACCACAACGTTCCGACCCGGCGTTCTGAAAGACGACGGATCGGATGATGTGCTGGCGTGGTTGGTAGAGCGTAAAGAAGTAACGCAAACGGGCAACTCTGCGGGCTGGTGGGGCGTGATTTGTCCCAACAATGCGGAGCACTCCGATGGTAACCCCGAGGGGCGCTATATGCCGTCCAGTCGGGCCTATTGCTGTCTGCATTCGCATTGCACCGAGTGGGATTCGACGCGGTTTCTGGCGTGGGTTGAAGAACAGGGCGGGCCTAAGCGATCCTATGGACTGCGTGATGAATTGCTCGCCTCCGTTGTGGGCGGGGCGCTATCGCGGGTCAAGAAAACCGACATGTTTAGCGTTGACGCGGAATCAATCATTGAATCAGTAACGGCGCGGGAGCGCTCACGTGTCGAGCGTACCGACTGGTTTAAGCGGTTCGCCTATGTTCAGTCGGACGATTCCTATTTTGACCTATTGGATCGTGTGCTGGTGTCTAGGCGGGCGTTCGACGCGACCTATAGAGGGATCGCGTGCCATTCCATGCACTCAGGGCCGTCAGGCCGCGCGCGCCTTATCAGCGCGTCTATGTGGTTTGATGAGAACCGCGCAGCCGCTGGCGGGCAGGTGCTGGCAGGCTTGACCTATGCTGCCGGTGAATCAGTTCTGACCGTGCGCGACGGTATGGTCTATGCCAATCGTTGGGTTGACGCGAGACCGACTCCTATGGCGGGTCCTATACAGGCGTGGGTTGACCACTGTCGCAAGCTGGTGCCGATCCAGTCGGAACTGGATCATATATGGGACGTGATGGCCTATAAGGTCCAGAACCCACGCGTGAAGATCAATCACGCGATTCTCCACGCGTCCGATGAAGGCACGGGCAAGGATACGATGTATGACCCGTTCATCTGGGCCGTATGCGGTGAGAGTAAGCACAATTACGGGCTGGTTGACAATGAATCGCTCACCTCGCAGTGGGGGTATCAGCTAGAGTCTGAGATTCTGGTCATTAATGAACTGAAAGAAGCCCTCGCGGCGGATCGTCGGGTTCTGGCCAATAAATTAAAGCCGATCATCGCCGCGCCGCCCGAGGTTCTGGCGGTGAATCGGAAGGGACTTCACCCCTATATGATGGCCAATCGGGGGTTCGTGCTGGCGTTTTCCAACGATCTGCTACCGATTTCGATTAGCGCTCAGGATCGCCGCTGGTTCTGTATCTGGTCTCATGCAACCCGCATGAGTGACGCGGATGGCGCGGCGATCTGGCAGTGGCTTAAGACGGGCGGACGCGCGGCTGTAGCGGCTTGGTTACACGCGCGCGATGTGTCGCGATTTAACCCTGGCGCCGCGCCGCCCATGACCGAGTTTAAGCAGACCATGACCGAGAATTCGCTCTCAGGTGCGGAGTCCTACATTCTCGAATTGATGCGCGGGCGTCGGGGCGTGTTTACACGTGGCGTAATCGCTGCACCATTGCAGGCCGTCCTAGATGAATTGGCACGTAGCGCACCGGCGGGCATGAAACTGTATCAACAAGCGCTACTTCAGGCCATTAAAGAGGCCGGCTGGATCGACTGCGGGCGGGTCGCTGCGCGGGGGTTGGAGTCTAAACGGCACGTGTACTGCGCCCCTGAATTTTCAAACGCTGGCGCGTCGGAGTTGCGACGAATGGTAGAACCCGCACAATAAGAAAAGGCGCCGTGAGGCGCCTTTTTTACAGATCAAGAATGATTACTAGAATCGCGGCGATCCACGCCGCCACAATCACCGACACAACGCGTCCACGATGGCGCGCGTTAAGATCGCGCCCGTGACGACGACCCAAGCGATCAGGGCAACGGTTGCAAGTGTTTCGAGTTTCATTGTGTAGTTTCCAAAGGTTTAATGATGCGGTTTAACGCGGTCTGAATGTGGTCATCGTTTAGGTACTTATACAACGTGTCGCACAACCACGGCATGAGTCCTGCGTGGCGCACCAAGTCCCATTGAAACCGACGCGTGGTCAGTCCCGCCGCCACATAACGCGAACGATGAAAATCTGTGTTGTACTTGGATACTGTCTCGCGCAAATGCTCGAAATGTTCTGGTTTGATTTTCATACCATATCCTCCGCGTAGGCTGATTCGATGCGCGCGCCAGAATGGTCGCAGTAAAGATCGGGATCTTCCCAATTGATGTCGCATCCGACGACTTTCCATCCGTCATCGTATCCCGTTCGGATGGCGCGCCGGATTAGGCGCCGGTTCGCTTGCGCCGCGTCGAATGACAACGCCGCGCCATCGGCACAAATAAAGAACCTGGGGTAACCACCCGGCCATGCATAGGGTTCGGCAAGATCGCGAACGAATTGGTCAGCAGTGTATTTCATTAAACGCCCCGTTTTTTTGACAACAACACGAAAACAGTTGATCCGTTGGGCGTGTCACCGCCCACTAAATCAAAATCCCAACCCAACTTCGCGCACAACGCAAGCGCGGCTTTTTCGTGGCGTTCGTAAAGCCCTAGTTCGTACGGAAACGGGATTGTGACGCTACCTGCGCTGGCGGTCGCTTTGATACGCGCGCCGCGTGTGTTAGTGGGTGACAGATACTTGGTGATGATGGCTTGCATGTCGTTACTCTCCGAACGTGACGAACACGACGTGACAGATACCGCGCGGCCAGATGGCGATCATGTCGCCCATCTTTTCTACGCGTGAGCGAATGCCAGATAAACCGGCCCAGGCTTTAGCGCGGCGAACGATGGCGCGGTCGGACAACGCGTCGGGCGCGTCTAGAGTTTCGCGGCGAACCCAGGAATAGTTGGATTCGCCCGCAAACGTGTCAGTGTGTTCAAAATTCAGTTTCATTTTGTGTCCTTCGTGTAGTGGATGACGCGCGGCGCGGCGCCATGAGTGAGATAGTAGCGCGCGCACGACCGTGCTGTCAACAATCTTTTGACATGTTTTTACAACCAACGGTTGTGTGAGCGTTTTGTGGACAGAATGTGTGCCATAAAACGCGCGACAGTGTCCACAGAATTTGGCTCAACCATGCGGGTTTGACGGTTGTGCCCGTATGTTAACTATAGTCTTTACTTAAGAAATGAAAATTAATATATAGGGTATAGCTCTGCGGTGCCAACGTAGCACCGCGCCGTCACCGCGCGCCGTGTTTTTTCCAGCGCGATTTTTTAGGGGTGTCCACAACGCTCACAAGTGGGTACAAACGCTCACACACTAAAAAATAGAACGATTTTAGTGAGCGGCACACAACGCTCACACACTACTTTTTATAACGATCTTAGTGAGCGGCAAACAACGCTCACGTTCTACTTTTTGTCACTATGTTAGTGAACGGCAAACAACGCTCACACGCGCACGCGCACGCGCACGCGCACGCGCGATGTCCTGGACGCTGGCGCAATGGTTGATCGGCTGTTGTGGACATGGCAAACAGCGGGGCATTTTGGCTTTTTGCGCGAGGGGGGCCGGGTAGGGCCTTGGCCCGACCGGTCACGTAAACGCACCCCCCACAAACATTTTTTAAAATTTTTTTGATACACTTCAGCCATGTTCAAATCTTTGCCACTAACAGTTCGTGATGTCCGGGCAACAGAGGCGCGTCTACAATCCATCTATGACGCGGCGAAGTTAGGTCTGAAAGGTGACTCGCTGGCGTTGGCCGCAGGAATGCTGCCAACGGAATACCGGCAACTGTGTCAGCTAGACCCGCTAGCGGAAATTGCGGAAAAAAAAGGCCGCGCAGATAGCGAGCGTGAAGTGTCTAAAGTGCTGCACGACGCGGCGATGGGCGGCGACTCCAAGGCGGCGTTAGAAATCCTGCGTCACCGGCATGAGTGGACAGCCAAGCAAGAAGTCAGTGTTGATGTCTATCAACGGATCAGCATTACCCAAGCCCTAGAAGCCGCGCAAACCAGAGTGCTAGAAAATGCAAAAAACGATCTATACATCAGCCGAAGAGCAAACGTTGATGACGCGGTTGTGGTCGCCCGCGATATCGAACGATCCTGAAGCGTTTGTATTGTTCGCGTTTCCCTGGGGTCAACCGAACACACCGTTAGCTAAGTTCCAAGGCCCGCGCAAATGGCAGCGCGAAATCCTGCGCGACATTAGTAAGCACATCAAAGCCAACGAAAGCAAGGTCAACATGGACACGCTACGCGAAGCGGTGTCCAGCGGGCGGGGTATTGGCAAGTCGGCGTTAGTCAGTTGGCTGATTCTGTGGATGCTGACCACCCGAATCGGCTCGACGGTTATCGTAAGCGCCAACAGTGAAGCGCAGCTTAGGTCGGTCACTTGGGGTGAACTGACCAAGTGGCAGGCAATGATCATCAACAGCCACTGGTGGGAAATCAGCGCGACTAAGATCGTACCGGCGCAATGGCTGACCGAACTGGTCGAGCGCGACTTAAAGAAAGGCACGCGCTATTGGGCAGCGGAAGGCAAACTCTGGTCAGAAGAAAACCCAGACGCTTACGCCGGGGTACACAACCACGACGGCATGATGTTGATCTTCGATGAGGCGTCAGGTATCGCCGACGCTATCTGGTCGGTGGGGGCTGGCTTTTTTACGGAAAACATTCTGGATCGCTACTGGTTTGCATTTAGCAACCCTCGGCGTAATCACGGGTACTTTTTTG